GGTGCTTGGGATGGAAGACGCAGAAGTGGATGTAAATTCTTTATTCTCTGACAGGTAGGAAAGATGTTCATGTCCGTTTTACAGTAGGGGGCACAGAATAAAAAGTACCACGAAGCATTAACGAGCGGATGCGCTGAAACGCCCTATCCATCGGCTTTTTAGAAGATTCGGGCGAATCCTCCTATTAAAAACAAAAAGTGACATTATGTTGCATTTGGGTGACATTCCACCCCTTATAAGAACCCAATAAAGCCTCTATTGGAGCATTACCACTCATTTACCCTTAAAATGCCCTAGAATAGCCTGTAAAGCGGTTTTAAATAACAAAAACCGTCCATAGGATGTAGCGTTTCACACTCTCCATATATTCAACTCGAAATGTTAATAAAACTGTTAAAAATCAGTATGGGCATTCAAATGGGCATTCAATGGACATTCACCGTAAAAAACAAAATGTTCTAGATGGACATTCAATGGGCATTCAAATTGCCCGTTTTTTTTTATTGAGTTTTGATATATAATACATAAAAATATATCGAGATTACAGGAAAATAATGTGAGTTTACCCCTTTAATACATATAGAATTATAGCGTTTTTTATTTAATATACTGATTATTAGTAGTTTATATGCAAAATGCTTATATTTGCATAGATTCAAGCTGCAAATTATGTGTTGGTGTGTGAAATAGACGCGTCGAAGTGCTCCCAGTATTATAACTGGGGCACTTTAAAACAGTGAATCTAGCCAATTCGTTATATAAGTGTCAGGATATAGGCTTTAGTCTATTTTTTAAGGTAATAAGATTGTTGTTCGCGTGCTCCCGGATTTCTCCGGGAGTTTTTAAATGTAAGTTATGGATATAAATGATGTAAAATTGAATTGGAAAGAAAGAACTGATGTTTTGTCGAAAATGATCAGGACTTTCGGAAAACAAAAAACGGCTGAACAAATCGACGGGTTTATTGATAAATTAATTGCTGTCGAAGGCGATGAAGATAAAGAGCTCGTTGAATTTTTGTTCAAACTACGGTGCGATGTTTTAAAGGATCGAGTTATTTAAGGCATTTTCTGTATAATATTTTTTTGCTGTTTTAAAATATTATCATTTTATTTGCATGAAATAATAAAACAACAATCTTATAAAACAAAATCATGAAAAAAGTAATGCTTTTAGTACTAGCTAGTACATTATCTTTATCGTTGTCTTCATGTTATAGCTCTCAATTGTATGTAGGTGGCATGGAGGTTGATGAACCAAAGAGAGTTTTCAACTCAAAGACAAACAATCATTTTCTTTTCGGACTTATATCACCAGCATCAAACAAAAAGGATATTAAGCAATATGTTGGAGATCGTCAAAAGTATGCAATCAAAAATCACCATACTTTTTTAAACGGTTTTTTGGAGGTTATAACTTGTGGTATCTATACTCCATCAAAAACTACATTTTATGTACCTATAAATGAATGACATTTAAAATTTTACGCCTCGTTCTTTTTAAGTTCGGGGCATTTTTTTGTAATTGTATCTTCACTCAATTATTATCTTTATTTTATGGTCGGGGCATCGGGTTGTACAGAAGAGCCTGATATACGCGATGAGCTCCGCTTTTTTTGGACAGTTTCTGCATGGGAGTCGGAGTTTGTTGTTGGGGGATTTGTGATCGCAGAATTTTTCTCTAATGCACGTATTTCTTTTACTAATTTTTTATTCTCTTCGCGTAATTCTTTTAGTTCATTTTTTAGTTCCTGTAGTTCATTATTTTTTTGTCCTAATTCATTATGTAAATCTGAATACATTTTATGTAATAAATCATCGTTCTTGCTTAATACTGTTTTCTCTTCTGTTTTTGAATTATTTTCTAGCTTATAATTGTTATCACTTAACATCGATCCCTCACCAGTTAAAAGCCAAGTTACCGATACGTCTGAAAAATAGTCCAAAATAAGTAATATATTAGTTAATGTCATGGGAGCATCGGTGTTTATTTGCCTATTTAGAGTAGGTTGTGGAACACCTATAGCTTTGCACAAAGCTGTTATTGAAACTCTTTTTGAAGATAATACTTTTTTAATTCTTTGTTTTACAGGCTTTTCCATATTTAATTATTTATATTTGATTCTAAATTATCAATATATTAATTACTATTCTTGATTTTAATTAATATATGATTTATATTTGCATCAGGTTTAATATAAACCGCGCCAAATATAGCAATTTTAATCCAATAAATATTGAATATGGGACAAGTAATTAAGTTGGGCGCACAAGGCAAGAAGGAACTTGCTATCGCCTTTAAAGTAACAATGGCCTATGTCGGACAGGTGTTGTCCGGTCAGAAAAAGGGTGGTAAAGCTCCGGCAATCTGGGAAGCCGCCAAGAAACGGAACGACAGTAAGCTGTACAATGTTGACGAAATCGTCAAGCATGAAACAGTCAAAATCCTCGACAACAAGGGTAATGTGAAAGCGGAACGTATTAATTAATAATGTATTATTATGAAAACATCGAACAACAACCAGCAGACAACAGGTCTGCAAACATTCTTCAATGACGGCATTAACGCCGGTATCCGGATGAAAATGATTGATGGAGAATCATGGTTTATAGCAAAAGACATTTGTTGCGCTTTAGGGTTACAAGATGTTAGCATGACAGTCAAGCGTTTAGATGATGACGAGAAGCTGATACAAACATTATTTGTATCAGGTCAAGGGCGAGAAACATGGACTGTTAATGAATCCGGATTATATGGCTTGATCTTCCTTTCCCGCAAGCCCGAAGCAAAAGCCTTCCGCAAATGGGTAACTAACGAGGTTCTCCCTTCCATCCGCCGCACCGGCGGCTACACCGTTCGTCCGACACAGCGTCCGACGCTTCCCGCACCCAAGTTCCGTCCGGACTTCATCGACTGGAAACATGCTGTGTGCCGTTATCTCAACCGGAATGACCTGAAAACGGTCGCCGCCAACATGAAAGTCACCTACTCCCATGTATGCAAGGTGTATTCCGGCAACACAATGAGCCGCCGTATAGCCGACAGGCTGACGAAGCTGGCTATCTCCCACAAGAACAAAGGCATCATATATCCCGAACCTGTTCCGGTGTACAGACAACTGCTGATAGAATGGGAGGAACAGGGATGATTACTTATACGATGGGTATCAACCTTGAATACCTGAGGATCGTGATAACGATCTGGCGTGAATACGGGATGCTCTGCCCCATCATCATTCCCAAGGACCAGGACGCCGAAGGGGCGGTGATGGTGAAGATAGGACCGACAACCGACATGAAGGTCGCGGAGATGGTCGACAAGATATGGGACATAGCCGGCGCGAAGCGTCTGGTCAAGGAAATCGAAAAATAAACCAGTTCAAAATCAACACACTTATTAATCTATAAACGATTGAACAGAAATGAGTGAATTATATATACCGCCTGAGCGATTTGAGAGAGACTTAATTACCGGACGATTTTTAAAAGGTTGTGTTTCCCGCAACAAGGGTCGTAAAATGGTTTATCATTCAAAACGTTCCAAGGCCAGAAGTATAAAAAATCTGTCTAAAGGACGTGGGGCTTGGCATAAGACTGGTGCAGGCATGAATAAAAAGAGCGTTGTTTTGATAAAGGATGAGAAATTATGTGGAGTATTCCCCTCGATACAAATGGCTGGTAAGATGATTGGCGTGGCTCCTTCTTTGATCAGTGCTATATGTCGGAAAGTGAGAGGCAAACATACGGCTAATGGATACAGATGTTTTTTTGAAGATAGCAATGATTGGTATAATTTAATTAAACAAGATTATGAATAATGACAGGCAGAAGATATTAACTGATTATATTTCTTACTTATACACAACAGGCAGGACTTATGATACTGTCGGGAAATATATCAAGCATGTCACGGATTTTTTAGAGATGACCAAAGAAGTGAACCGCCGTGGTTATTTGAATTACAAGCGTGAAAATGCAGATGTCATGGTGCGTCACTCCATAATGTGTTCAGCTATATGCGATCTATTATCCTTTCTCAACATCGGATATGGAAAAAGGGAAAAGGCGGTGAAACCTTTGGAAAAACTTGATGTCATTTCGGATAGGAACAGAAATGAATACAACTTTTGAAAAATCGGCTAATAGTACCGATGAATGGTACACACCGAAAGAAATTATAGACGCATTAGGTGAATTTGATTTAGACCCATGTGCCCCAGTATCCCCCCTATATAAAACAGCAAGTATCATGTACAACAAAAATGACGATGGATTAAAACAGGAATGGAAAGGTCGTGTTTGGTTGAACCCACCTTATTCCCGTCCTCTTATAGAAAGTTTCGTTAAACGGATGGCAGAACATGGAAACGGCATTGCTTTACTTTTCAATCGCTGCGATTCAAAGATGTTTCAGGATATCATCTTCAAAAAGGCAACAGCGATGAAGTTTTTGCGTAACCGAATTAGGTTTTTCCGTCAAGATGGCACTCGTGGAGATTCTCCCGGTTGTGGTAGTATTCTTATCGCTTTTGGTGAGGATAATGCGGAGGTAATAAAAACTTGTGATATTGCAGGTAAGTACGTTAGAATAAATTAGAGCAAAATATAGAAATGAACAAGAAAGAGCAGCAAGCAATAGACTTCCTTCGCAGTATGGAACGTGACGATCTGCTATCACTCGGATTCTCCGGAGGTAAGGATAGTGTAGTTATACTTGACCTAGCTGAACGTGCAGGCATTAAGTATAATGCGATCTACGCTAACACCACAGTAGATCCACCGGGCACGATTAGCTTTATAAAGAAAAACTATCCGCAAGTTCAGATAATGCATCCAAAGAAATCTTTCTTTAAGCTGATTGAGGAGAAAGGTTTTCCATCTCGTTTACGTCGGTTCTGCTGCGAGAGGCTGAAAGAGCGATATGGAATTGGCAAACGTAGTATTGAAGGAATGAGAGCTGCCGAAAGTAGAAATCGAAAAGATTATGAGCCGGAGCAGTGTGATACAAGAAAATGGATGAAAGGCGCAAAGCATATTCTTCCTATCCTCACATGGACAGAAGAAGATGTTTGGAATTACATTCGTGAGCGTGGTTTGCCATATTCGAAATATTACGATGCTCCATATAACCTTTCTCGACATGGTTGCATAGGTTGCCCGCTCTGCAATTACAGGCAGATGCAGCTGGAATTTAAGATGTTCCCCGGCTATGCAAAACGGATGATAGTAGCCATTGAAAGATATATGAGCACTCACCCGAACGGTTTTCTTGCTCGCAATTTTGCAGACGGCTATGAAGCTTTCTATTACTATATTAATGAAGTCTCTATTGCAGATTTTCATGAGCAAAAGAAAGGATTATTCAGATTTAGCGCAAGGGAAATTATTCGAAGAGAGATTTTAAATCAATTAACGTAATACGGAACAGAAATGAACGGTGAAACAAAAATCATATTAGATGCCTGTTGCGGTAGCCGAATGTTTTGGTTTGATAAAGAAAACCCTTTGGCTTTGTTTGCTGACATTAGGGACGAAGAATACATTCTTTGCGATGGCCGAAATCTGAAAGTCCACCCAGACATCGTATCGGACTTTACCGATATGCCGTTTTTGGATAAATCCTTTAAACTGGTAGTGTTTGATCCACCCCATTTGCTAAAAGTTGGTAAAAATAGTTGGTTAGCCAAGAAGTATGGTAAACTTCCTGAAGATTGGCCAAGGGTGATAAAAAAGGGAATTGATGAATGCTTTCGTGTTCTGGATGACTACGGAGTTCTGATTTTCAAATGGAATGAGGATCAGATAACAGTTAGGGAAGTATTGAGTGCCATCAATCGGCAACCACTCTTCGGCCATACTACTGGAAGACATGGAAAGACCATGTGGATGTGTTTTATGAAACTGCCAATTAACGAATAACTGATTAGTAATGAATCAAGAAAGAACATTAACCTTTGGTAAGTATAAGGGAACACATCGAAGTAATATTACTTGAGGCTTCTCAGCAGGTGACTTCGGTGGTTTAATTTATTCAATCGAAAATTTCAATGAAAGTGAACATGAGTTTTAACCAATAAAATGAAGATATGAATAATGAATTTATTGATGGTATTTGGTTTGCTGTTCAGCATATTGTAGTAGTCAGAGATATGCCAGCAATCGCAATAGGGATAATTAAGGAATCGAATCTTTCCATTGATGATTGTAAGGCTGCGCAAAAAAGGAGTGGTTCTTTTCACAATCAGATGATGAAGTTTATTGAAACAGAATTAGCGTAAAACGGAACGAAAAGCCATGCTACAGGCTTCATGGAATACACCTGTTGGGCAGAAGAGAATGCCCGATCTTTGAACAAAAAATTATCGCAATATCAAAATAACGAAAAATAAACAATATCATGGAACAGAAAATAAAGGCTTATAAAGCATTTGATAAGGATTTATCTTGTAGAGGATTTAAGTATAAGGTAGGTAAGGAGTATGAAGAAACAGGCGACATAAAGGCATGCGAGAAAGGTTTTCATGCGTGTCCTTATCCTCTGGATGTTTTTGGTTACTATGCGCCAGCCGGGTCAAGGTTTTGTGAGGTTGAGCAGAGTGGTAAAATAGACGATTCAGAAAGTGACAAGGTTTGTTCTTCAAAAATAAGAATAGGTGCTGAGCTTGATATAAGGGGGCTTGTGAAAGCAGCTGTATCTTATGTCAAGGAACGCTGTACTAACGAGTATAATGCGGAACCGGGAAAACCTGCTATGACTGGTTATAGAGGTGTTGCCACGGCTGGTGATGGAGGTGCTGCCACGGCTGGTAATTGTGGTGTTGCCACGGCTGGTGATAGAGGTGCTGCCACGGCTGGTAATTGTGGTGTTGCCACGGCTGGTGATAGAGGTGCTGCCACGGCTGGTTATAGAGGTGTTGCCATGGCTGGTAATTGTGGTGCTGCCACGGCTGGTGATAGAGGTGCTGCCACGGCTGGTGATGGAGGTGCTGCCACGGCTGGTGATTGTGGTGCTGCCACGGCTGGTGATAGAGGTGCTGCCACGGCTGGTG